TACTTTATGCCATGCTCTTCTGTGGTTACATAATTTGTTGTTATATCATGTGTAAATTTTTTATATTTATCAAGCAAGTCATAGATCATCGTGACGGAAATAGGCTTGATAACCGTAAGAGAAATTTAAGGAATACTGACGGTTCTATGAACGCCAAAAATCAGGGAATTAAGAAAACCAAAAAAACATCGAAATATAAAGGCGTATGTTTAGACAAAGCTACAGGCAAGTGGGTTGCAAGAGTTAAGTGTAACTATAAGACCATTAGGTGCGGTTTATATGACTTAGAGATAGAGGCTGCTAAAGAGTATGACAAGGCTGCGATTATGCTTCATGGTGAATATGCAAGAACGAATAAAATGCTTGGGCTGCTATGAAAAAAATACCGCTAAGATTGTCATGGGCAGAGAGGGCAAAGCTTGTAAACAATGAAGTAGAAATATATAAACACTTTGAAATGTATCATATTACATGCGCTGACAGTTGCATTCATTTTATAAATACGTGGGTAATGACTTATGACCCAAGATTGAAAGGGAGTAAAGTTATTCCTTTTGAGCTATTTGAAAAACAGGAAGAATGTGTAAGATTTATATGGGATAGATATTTAAACGATGAACCTGGCGTTATAGAAAAATCAAGAGATACGGGATTGAGTTGGCTCGTGATTGCAATTCAGGTATATTTATTTTTGTTTAAAAAAGATTCATCATTACAAGTTTTCTCATTTAAAGCTGAGTCGGTTCACAGGCTTGGCGATATTTCAACTTTGTTACAGAAGGCCATATTTATCATTGAGCATCTTCCCCCGCTGTTTATTCAAGGCGTTAAGTGTTCGCATATGTATTTAAAGAATGAACGAATGAATTCAGATATAGCAGGGTCTTCGGGCTCTAATCCAGGACGAGGGGCAAGACGTAGCTTAATTCTTGAAGATGAGAGCGCATTTTACGAACAAGCGGAAATGGTCGAGGCCGCACTTTCCGAGACTGCAAATTGCAGAATAGAAGTCTCTACTCATAAATCAACTAACACGCTTTTTTATCGCAAATGTATTTCCGGAATGCCTGTATTTAAAATATTATGGTCAGACGATCCGAGGAAAGATCAAAAGTGGTATGATAAGAAAAAGCAAGACGCTATAGATAACGGGTTACTGCACGTTTTTATGCGTGAAGTAGAGTGTAACGCCGCTGCATCTGTTGAAAATGTATGTATACCTTCTACATGGGTAGACTCAGCTTTAAGACATAGCGAAGTTAGGACAGGAAGCAAGATCGCTGGGTTTGATCCTGCCGACGAAGGAAATGATGTTAATGGATTTTGTATCGTTGACGGAAATACTGTTGTTTATGCAGAAGAAGATGGGGGTGGAGACATCTCAGACGTTACAGATAAGTTTTTTTGGAAAGCTGTAGAATTTGGCTGTGACGCTTTTCATTACGACCCTATAGGCGTAGGAACAGGAGTTAAGGTTAGGATAAAAGAAATATTAAGCGCGCTTCCAGAAGACCATAAGGCTCGAAAGATGAATATATTGGGATGGTCAGCTTCCGGAAAAGTTATGAGACCAAACGAAGAAGATTTCCAAGAAAAGAAAAACGGAGAACTGTTTGAAAACGCAAAGGCTCAAGCTCACTGGAAGGTAAGGGAAGAATTTAGAAATACTTATCGAATGGTAAACGGGAAAGAGCATGACGATTCACAGGTAGTTCATTTACCAAGCAACCCCTCGCGATCTATTTTTAAATTAATGCAAGAATTATCACAACCTCAATATAAGCTATCTTCATCGGGAAAACTTATGATAGACAAGAAACCTAAAGGAACACAAAGCCCTAACTTATGCGATGCCTATATCCTCTGCCGTGCCGAAGTAGCCCCGACTTGGATTCCCTGGGGCGAAGTATAAAATAAATCACCTTATCGCTAAAATAATAGTTGACTGTATAACGGTATAATGATAGTATTAAGTAAGTGAGGTGATGAAATGTTTAAAGAGCAATTTGAAAAAGAATATGCAATGTGTGCAAACAATCCAAGATGTTCGCTTAAAACTCTTTTCGCTAAGAATGGTGATAAATATGTCAGCAACCGTGTACAGGCTACATATGAAAGCTACTTAAGAAATCGAGGCGCTGCATGAAAGAATTTCCTATTGAACCATTCACAATAGTGTTTGTGCGCAATACAGACAGCACTTGGTATCCTGATATTTTCAAAGGCATAAACTATAACTCAGAAGGATATCCTTTTGAAACATATCACGGATTTTATGAAATGATGACGCCGTATGCAAGCGATAAATCTTGTATCGGAACCAAAGACGATGTATCCGAGCTATGGGATGCTGAAAGAATTAAGGAGGAGGGCATAATATGAGCGGGGTTGAAGTTGGATTCACGGTTTTAGTCTTTATGTTTGCAGGTCTTGTTTTTATAGGCGGAATCATGGAAACGGTGGATAAGTATAAAAATAAAAAGGATACGTCAGAATGACATACGCTGAATATATAAAGTCTGACCGTTATCAGGCAATGAAAAGGGCATATTTGGAGGCGATATCAAAAGGGGGAAGGCGTGGATGATGAAATAAGAAGATTGTTTGAGGAATGGTGGAGTAACGCTCCTAGTTTTGAGTTTTGTTCACTTCCCAAAATAGGCGGTGATGAGGAAATTATTTTTTTCGCAGGCAGGGAATCCCGCCAGCAGGAAATAGACGCTCTAGAAAGAAAACTTATCCATGCTGAAAAGAATAAAACAGCTATTCAGCAGTCAAGCCTTGAAATAATAAATTCGCTCAAGGCTGAAATTAAGCAACTACTCGAACAATTAAACGCATATGAGGACGACTTAAAATGAAACGTAAATTAACACGCAGGGAGCTAACTGTAATGATAAACGTTGCCGAAACTGCGGGGCATTATAAAAACGCAGAAAAGTTAAAAGATTTGTATAGGGAGGCAGTTAGAAGTGAGGGAGTGTAAAACCTGTGGCACGAAATACGCCGATATCTGCATGATAAAAAATAACTGCTACCTATGTACTTTAGCAGATTGGCCGCCTAAAAATAAAAAGCAAGTCGAACGGTATAAAAAGGCAGTAGCTGTTCGATTAGCGTTAGCATCGCCTCTTAAAATGGCCGAGGCTGTGGATGTTGTAAATAGGTTCGGGCTTGAACGGCTTGAAGAGTTAAACGGATTACCAAAGGGCAAGATTGTTTCAACGCTTCCGGGCAATACGTTTTATCAGAGAATTATTGAGTGGTTAGAGGGAGGAGAGAGTGAGTAAAGAAACAGGCGGATGGGCTTTTCCGGGGGAGATCGAACAGGCGACAAGAAGCAATATTAAATCACCCGGCATGACTCTACGTGATTATTTTGCGGGGCAGGCTATTGCAGGGTTTGCATCAGCTCAAGATAAAAATGGGGTTTGGCGGGCCGTTGATTGTGAAGAAGGAATTGCTATTCAGTGTTATAAAATAGCCGATGCAATGATAAAGGAGCGTAACAATGACTAAAGCAATAAAAAAACTAAACGATGCTGCAAATACAGACGGCTACAAGCTTGTAAGCGAAAAGACCGGAATATCTGTTACAAGGCTAAATGATCTGCGTAAAGAGCGTAATGATTCATTAGGCGTGACGCTGAGGGTCGCTTTTAAACTGCGTAAAGTTTACGGGATAGAATTTGATGATTGGTTTGAGCTTGATAATTAAAAATAATAATGCTATAATTTAATAGTCGGCGGGGTAGCTCTCCGGGCTGTGTTTCTTCACCTTCACAGCCTTTACCGACTATTTTACAGGTGAATAGGTGATGTCATGTCAGATAAAATATGTTCAGTTGATGGGTGCGGAAGAATTATTTTATGTAAGGGTTTTTGCTCTAAGCATTATTATCGCTATAAAACACATGGGGACCCCTTAAAGGTAAAAAAGGTCCACTCAGACTCTGGGATATGTAAAGTCGAAGGGTGCAACAAAAAACATGATTCAAAAGGTTATTGCAGCGTTCATTATCAAAGATGGAAAAAGTATGGGGACCCTCTTTGTTTAGAAAATGAGGTTCATGGCATGAGTCATAGTCGTGAATATATTGTATGGTCAGCAATGAAAAAGAGGTGTTATTGCAAAAATAATATTAATTATAACATATACGGAGGCAGGGGCATTACGGTTTGTGACCGTTGGAGGAATTCTTTTACAGCTCTCTATGAAGACATGGGGCCAAGACCAACATCAAAACATCAGCTTGATAGGATAGATAACGATGGCAATTATGAACCTGGGAATTGTCGGTGGGTTACTCGATTAGAAAACATGCACAATAGGGGAAACTCTCTATCCCTCAAGGATGCTAAAAAAATAATACAGATGTATTCAACTGGAAAATATAAACAGGTAGAATTGTGTAATATTTTCAAAATATCAACTACCTATATGCATAATATTGTAACAGGAAAGACAAAGATTAACATAAGTTGATGTTTTTAAATATACAGGTTATCATATAGCTATGAAACTTTCTAAAAGAATATCAGCATTCTTAGGCAATAAAACTGAGGATGTAAAAAACGAAGAAAAGTCCGCGGCTGTGTCTCCCTTCGTGAGTCAATACCTTTTGGGGAACACTTACTCAGGGGGGCAGCTAAGCCCAAGTAGTTCTATGGTTCTTTACGAGCTATCTGATTTAATTTATACGGCAGTAGATCTTATAGCAGCGCCCTTCTCGCAAATGTCGTATAGCCTCAAAGACAAAAAGACTGGCGAATATTTAACCGGGCCTGATGCTCGTCCCTTATTAGAATTGCTTGAAAATCCCGGCTATTTTAAATCATCTACAGAAGTAATGTACGGACTAATGGCTTCGTTTTTAGTTACGAATTCATGTTATCCAATACTCAAAGGGAATGTAAACTTCGAACCTCTTGAGATAACTTTTATTTGGCCGAATAAAGCAAGTTTAACTGAGGATGGTAATAACCGCCTACTTAATATTACCTTTTCAGATAACGAAGATAATAATGTCTACCAGCGTCAGCTTATACCGAAGCGTAAAACAGCAGTTTATCAGGCTGATTCTAAACTTTCAGAAACGATCCAGATTGTTAAAATTTTAAACAGAAATGGAATATACCCATCAAGCCCATTGTCAAGAATAGCACAGCAAGCCTACTCAAAGTATTACGGTAACATGCACAACACGAGCATGCTTAAAAACGGGTCTACTCCAGGCGGGCTATGGTCTTCCGGTGAAAAAGAAGGAATGAGCCAGCAGCAATATGAAGCATTTAAGCAGGAGATAGCCTCTAAGTTTAGCGGCCCACAGAATGCAGGGCGCAATATCGTGGCCCCGGGTAATGTAAAATATGAAAGTTTCGCTCTGCAAACCAAGGACATGGACTTCGTTAACCTTATAGACAAATGCTCTGAAGATATTTACAATCTCTATCATATCCCCCTTGCGCTTACGAGTCCTAAAACTATGACAATGAGCAACTTCGAGAACTCACAAACCGCCCTTTATGATATGGCAGTCTTGCCTAATGCTTACATGGTTTTAAAGCGGCTCGGTGATTTTATGCTTCCGCGCTATAAAGATGGAGATAGATTCGAGCTTACATTTGATGAAAAGACATTACCGGCGCTTAGGGCAAGGATGATAGAAACTGCTAAGAGCATGCGGGATGTTGCGGCTTATACAGATAATGAAATCAGACAGACTACAGGTCACGAAGAAAGAGCTGACGGGGATACAGTCTGGAAGTCGGCTACTTTAGCGCCTGCAGGAGAGCTTGAAGATATGGGAATGGAAGAATCAGAGGGCGAGGACGAGGATCTTGACGAATAAGCAAAAAGCTCACGCTCGTAATGTTGCCCGTAAACGACTACAATTCAAGCTTAAAATGGAGCGGCCTTTTGTCCGTGAGCTTAAAAGTTATTTTGCAAAGCAGTCAAAAAAAGTAGCGTCCGGCCAACAGCTTGAAACAATAGAATCGTACCTTGAAAATCATTACACTCGTATAGTCCGCAATATGACCGGAATTAAAATTAAGCAGGAAGAAGCGGACAATTTCGGTCTTGAAGATGCTATCATGCTGATACTGTTAGGCAGGGCGGGTAAACAGGCATTAGCAATTGATAAAACAACACAGAAACTTTTAAACAGATCTATCGAGATAGCAAGGGCTGAATTATCAGCAGACGGGGTATTATTCCCGAGTAATGAAACATTAAACCGAACAGCAGCGGGAATATTTAGATCGCTTAACCGATCGCGTCCCGCAGGAATAGCCGTATCAGAAACGCAAATGCTTACTGAAAATATCCAGTCAGTTAAAACCGCAGTAGGCGAGGATATGCTTAATCAGGCTATCGTTGACGCGGATCAGGCTTTAGCTTATGAAGCAGCTGAAATGATGGACAGTTTAACCGCTCGT